ACAATATATCTTTCAGCAAAACGTTTATCAAAACTTCTACGTTCAACTGCTTTACTTGTTTCCATAGTCATAATAAATTCCTCAATAATTTAGTAACTGCCTGGTTTCTTTCCAATGTTATATTTTGGTGTCAATTCCCAATCATCTTTTTCTTTGTGTGAAAGAATTTTGATTTGAGAAAGAAATATTGGTGTTGGTGTTTCAATTTGTTTTTGATTAACAACTTTGACCAAACCCCAATCTTGTAATAGTTTAGCAATGGCATTTCTACGAGATAAATCATTTTCAGAAATATCAGTAGGTTTACCATCTAAAGCAAATAGTTCTTTGAAGTGTACGATATAATACTTGCCTTGTTTGTGTAAAATATGGCAAGATTGGTACAATATTCTGTCTTTTTTGGAAGCTACACCGATGCGGGTAAGAGTTTCACGAACCTTTAGAAAATCATCTTTTTCACCTAATGTAACTTCAACTAAATCAATAATTGAAATCATTACTTTGTCACTCCGCCTTTTTCTGTTTTTGTTCTTATATCAGCGATTTGTTCATCATTTAGAATACGCAAAGCTTCTTTGGCTTTTTCATTGGAATAACCAAAATACTTCTTAACGGCTTCTATATCTTTGTCAGCCAATGATTTCTGCCACGGTTGAAATTTCCGTTTCATTGACCTTATTGTATTTAGATAAAACAAATACTGCATATCTTTATCCAAGGCAGGATTGATATTCATCTCATTGGCATATAGAACACAGTCTTGGTGGTATGACAAGGCACGGTTCACCACATAGGGCACATAATCTTTATAGTCTATTTCGTCTCTAAACGGATTCTTCTTGGTTTGAAGAATGGAAGGTACAATTTCCTTGAATAAATCTGGCATATTAATATTCCGAAACTGTATATTTTTGAAGTTCTTTCATTTCCTCATCGGTCATCTTCTTAACAGGAATTAAAGATGGTTGTTCACGGTCAATTAATATCATATCACGGCCATCTTTTGTTTTGTAATTTCTTGTTACGAAGTTTTGTGGTTCAACTCTAAAGATCCAGCCAGCCCACTTATCAGTATGTCGTGGTGGCGGTACAGAAACAAAATAGAGAACATCAACAGAACGACACTTACGAAGTTGATTAGGTTTAAATGTAAAGGCATTCTGCATTACAAATGGAACCTGAGTTTTGACTTCAACTTTGTATTGACCATCTACTAACAAGTCTTTTTCAGAATCGTATTTGTCAACAGAGGTTTTGATTTTGCAACCTTCATCTGATAACATATTGATTACAATTTTTTCACCGGCAAGGCCGAGTTCATTCATAAGTTCTTCTTTAGTCATCACTTGAACTCGCAATCTACCATAATTTCCGTGAGACAAGCTACCATATTTAATTCGTGGTCAGGTACAAAAGCTGCTTGATATTGATACTTAGCTAGGTGAAGTACCAGTTGTGGTACCGATTGAGGTTTTAATGATTCGTAAAGAGTTTCATATAACTTACGATAAATCTTTACAGGATCATTATCTAGATTTTTGGTAACCCATTTACGAACAGAAGCAAAGTCTTTTTCTTTTAACGATGTAACCAATTCGCCAAGTTGTATATCAACAACAGAGGTAAGAATACCAGCATCAATAGTTCCAGAAACGGCATAGCGCTGAAGTTCGTTAAGAACTCTACGATTGTCCGGAAAATGTTTTGTAATAACAGCGGCAACGACATCTTTTGAATAAGTGATATTTTCTTGTTCAAGAATCCATTCAACTCTTTTAAAGAAAAGAGCAGCCATTGCTTGTTTAGAACCGTTGATTTTGAAATCAACCACAGAGCATCGAGAGTGGATTGGGTCAATGAGACGATTTTTGTAATTACAGGTGAATATGAATGAACAGTTTGAAGAAAACTCCTCAATTGCACCACGCAACGCTGGTTGAGTTGAATTAGGATTAAGATAATCTGCTTCATCGATTATAATGACCTTTCTGCCACCCATGAGAGAAACCGATGAGGCATAGCTTTTAATTTTAGTACGAAGAACATCAATGCCAGACTCATCAGAGCCATTGATAACCATGTAGTCACAACCAACTTCTTCACAGAGGGCTTTAGCAATTGTCGTCTTGCCAACACCTGCCGAACCCGATAATAATAAATTTGGTATTTCTTTTCTATTGACATACTCTTGAAATGTGGCTTTGATTGCATCAGGTAAGATACAGTCTTCCACCCGTTGTGGCCTATACTTCTCCACCCATAATAAGTGCTCGCTCATTCAAAACTCCCATAATATAATTAATTAAAAACACAATTCACAACCATTCTATAATCACTAGTAGTAGGACAAGTACCACCGTGAATTAAATTTGAATCGAATATTACTGCTCTACCTTTTTTTGGTGTAACTCTCAAATATTCTTTTACAAGACCTAAAGGTTCGCCTAGAAAATACTTATCATAGAATATTGTATCACCATCCGAATCATTTGTATAATATAACAATGTTTTTCTACCAACACTATTATATTGTCCATCAATCAAACGCATACCATCTGTGTGTGGTTGTTGTGTTTTTGTTCCTGATTGTGGCATTAATAGATTAGCTTTGATTCTTTGTAGATAGGTATCTTTTTCGCCTAGCCTTTGTTGGTATTCGCCAATTATTGGTGCAATATATTGAAAGAAAGGACTTATAATCTCTCCTTCTAAAGCAAATACATGGCGAAATTGAATATGTTCCTTAAATGGTTCATCAATATGATAGTGCTCATCTAAGGGATATTCTTTTTCGCTTACAGAGTAGGGATAAAAGTTCCAAGGAAACTCAGGACCCGTAAGTAATCTTACAATAGAATCTTGAAATTCTATTGGCAGAAAATCATCGATTACTAAAGGATCCATTAAGCAGGAACTACTGTACCTTTTTTCTCATTGGCAATCCAATACTGAATAACATCTTTAGTATTAGTGAAATGAGTTAGGCCTTTGAAAGAGATTACGCCAGCATATGTACCGGGGATCATTTTGAAATTGTCTGCGTTATAAACAATCTTATACTTTTTACCATCACCAGAACCAATTTGTAATGAATTGGTGTGTGCTGCATCGTTTGCTTGGTCAAAAGTAACAATCTGAATAGTCTCGCCATCAGATTCGATAGCAATATTGGGAGACTTCAATACAGAACAAGTCTTTAAAATCCACTCATAATCTTCTGCGGTCAAGGTAAACTCAACATCTTTAGAAGGAAGATTCAAAGTCTTTTCTGGCGGGAGAGTAATCATGGTCTCAGCAGTCTTACGATATTTAATCTTTTGACGGCCGTTTTGAAAATTGATGTTCTTATCGTCAAATACTAATTCTGCTTTGTCTTTAAACAAAGAATGCACTGATAAGAATTCATTCAAATCTTCAACACAAAACTCATCATCAAAGATATCTTTGACTTCAGCTTGAGCCATAACATTCTTAGTACCAGAAATGGTAGTTAGAGTATTGCCTTTTTTGAATTTTAAACCTTGATTAATATTAGCAAAGTTTTTTAATACTGCTAGGGTTTCATTTGAAAGTTTCATTTACTTCTCCATTATGTAAAAAATCAATTGTATCATGTTCATACAAAAACATCAAGCAACACAAGGCGTGTGCCAAATGATTCTTGCCAGTTTCTTGGTCATTTTGTTCACCAGATTTCCAAGCCCATAAATGCCGTTGTGCAGCATCAAAGTATCTACGTTTGGCATCAGGAACTTTTTTCCAATTATCTGGTTCATACTTCTCTGCACCAAAGGTTAATATTTCTACTGTTGCCTTTAGTGCGTTTGGTGGTACTAAACCATATTGTAATTTACCACCATCAAACTTACGACCACCGGTGGTGGCCGTTTGTGATGCTTTGACGATATCTTTAACTGCAGCACCTTCATAACCTGGATGATAAGGTGCTTCACTAGCTAATCTTGCAGCATCAGTATCGAAATTTTTATTCAACCAATTTTTTATCTTATTTTCTTCGTCAGAAGAACCATAGGTTTTAAAATTATCTGTTGAACCATAAGTTTTCATTACATTTCTCCAACAAAATTAGCAACTGCTGGCATATCTCCTTGGAAATGATAAGTACCAATGTGTGATGTTCTCATCCATGGACAGAGGTGAATCTTGCCGCCCATCTTACGCCACATCTGACAGAACATATA